GCCTCGTCCCAGTCAGCCTGGGTAGATACTGTCGTCGAGCTCCATACGCCTTGGTCAATCTTTGCACGATATTCGGACGAGCCGATGACAGCCGAGAACATCACCATGGCTGGGTTGCTCGAGAAGCTGGTCATCGGGATGACGGCGCTGAGCACGCCAGACACGTTGACCACGAATATCGCCTTCCCGGCCATATGCGCAGCCGAGAGCTCCTGATATGTCGTAGTATTGTATGTAGCGACAAACACGTTATCAGGCGGAATCACCGGCTTGTTGAGGATCTGTGCCACACCCGATGTAGCATCCCAGTCTGCGTTGACCTGGGGCTCTGCCGTGGCAGATATTACGTTGTTCTCGATAGTGATGTTGTCACCGGCTGTCAGCTTCTCCTGGTAATCCTCGAGTTCTGTCTTCTCGGCATATACAGACAGGTCGGGCTTGTGCAATATTTCGGCCTTGCCAGAACTGGCGTCCCAGTCTGCGTTAACTTGTTCGGGTATTTCCGGCTTGTCCAGCAAGTCGTCATAGCTGCCCGTAGTGGCAACAGTCGACAAGTCGGCTGACCGTGCGTAGACGGACAGGTCCGGCTTATGGAGAATCTCCTGAACACCGCTTGTAGCATCCCAGTCCGCGTTGAGCTGAGGCTCCGCCGTGGCCGAGATCACGTTGTCCTCGATGACGATGTTCGCACCGGCAGTGAGCTTCTCCTGGTAGTTGTCCTCGACCCACTCGCGTGACGCGATACCGTCCGGTATGTATGGAGCTCCGCTGTAGACGCGGTGCACTTCCATGTCGGAAAGGCCGACGGAAATCGTATTGCTGTCTATGTCGCTGACGAACACTCCGACTTCCATGTCGGAACCCGCCATCACGTCGAAGGATACCTCGAACTCCTGGGGCAGTGCCGTAGTGCAGTCCACGGTGAACTTCTTTGTGTACAGGATGGCATCTGCCGTACGGAATACGACTTCTATGCTGTCGTAGATGGGGTCGGACGGGTTAGAGACGACCGCGCTGAAATGCGAAGTGAAATGGTAGTACTGGTTGGCGTGCAGGGCAACGCCGTATTCGCCGACTTGCATGGAGCCGGACGAGTACGTAGGAAGATAGTGCCCGGCTTCCACGACGGTGTATCCCTCGGCCTTCAGCCACTCCAGCATCTGCGTGCTGTCCTTGGCAACGGACAGGTCCCATGTCGTAGTCGAGCCCACCGTAGTCTTCACGAGGTCCACCGACCCGTCGCTCGACACGAGTTCCGTGATGTTGAGCTGTACGCCGCCACCGGCGGCATCGCACCACAGCGGTGAGGTCGTCCACATGAGGGAATTGTACCTGTCGTAGACCTCCACGCGGTAAGCCTTGTCAGCATCGGCGATACAGACGCACCGGCCGTTGTTGTCAAGTACGATGGCCTCCGGGTTCGCGGTTCCGTTGAAGTCCTTGTATGTGACTGCGGGGTCGTCCGTGCTCGCGTCGAACACTCGAATGATGCCGGCGGTGTTGATGGCTCCGGACTTGGTCATGTACTGGTTCTGTGGATCCAACAGGTATGCGAAAGCCATAGACTAATCCTCTCTAACTGTAAAGTACGCCCTAGACGTAGATGAGCTTGGCAGGGCCCTGGAACTGTTTCTCTAGCGGAAAAAGCGGCTGTAGTGACATCTTATCTCCTACCTATAAGTATTGGCTAGAACAGCATCACGATGTTGTCCGTGTCGTATCCGTCATCGCTCTCGCATGCGTGCACGCAGAGGAACTGGTCGTTGTATGCGTCCACGGGGTTCCTGTAGGCCACGTGGAGCAGCCGGTCGTACCATGCCCTAGCATCCCGGCCGTTTATCATGTTCCAGCTGTCCGAGGACGGCTCGAACTCGATGCCGAGGTCGCCGTGCGTCCAGTCGTTCTGCGGGGTCAGGTTCCATACCCGCTGGTCGTAGGTATGGCCCTGGTAGTACATCTTGATGGAGCCCTGGAGCGTGTACTCCTGGTCCATAGAGTCCTGCCGGTAGTAGCGGGTGGATTTCTCCGCCGGGCAGTTCCCGGTGTTCCCCTGGTAGATGCCCTGGGAATAGAGCGAGACGTAGTGCTTTGTGACATCGTAGAGCCCCGTGAGGAATGGTATTGCAATCCCGCGGGAGTCCGTCTGGGCGAACACGTTGTCCATGAAAAGGAGGTCGAGGACCACATCCTGCACGTCCCACTCGGCTGCCGGGTTCTTCACGTTGATGTCGATGAGCGAACCCAGGTGGAACCAGTTGTCGCGGAAGTATCCGTGACTCCGGAAGGTGCCCGAGTCGTTCCACGGGACGAGATATACGTGCGCGTTGCTCTTGCAGCGGGTCATCTCTATGTCGTTCAGGTGGAAGGAGTATCCTCCCACGTCAATGTCCACGTCAGTAAAGCTGACTGACTTGTTGTGCGTCCTGTTCGCCTGCGCCGTAGCCGAGAGCACGATGCCGGCCTCCCACTTGCCGCCCTTGACTACGAGCGCGGTCACGTCCGGATACCAGTCGCCTCCGGCGCGTACGTTGCAGTCCTCGAGGGTTGCTACGGACAAGTTCATGCTCGTTCCGGAAAGGGCGAAGGAGCAGTTCCTCATCGTGACTGCCCGCTGCGTCCCCATGAATGCGATGGTTGAGGTCACCTTGACGTTCTCGAAGAGGGTGCACTTTGTATCGTTCAGGTAGGTAGCGAAGGTGCAGTTCCTAATCGTCGTGAAGGTGCTGTTCTGCACCGGCTGCACTGTCCCGCCGTGCCCGTCGAACTCCGTCTCGCTACGGGAGGCGAGTGCCTTCCAGTATACGCTGGTGCTCGAGAAGTTCTGCCACGGGCAGGAAACGTTGTCGGACGAGGAAACCTGTACGTGGGCCGTGGGGACGGTCCCGAAGCTCCACTGGGAATAACCGGCGGAGGTGAACCATTCCTGGTTGAATGCGCAGTTCGCGAAGCGGATGTAGTCTACCGTCGGGGAGAATATCGTCTTGCCCTGGATTGTGCACCCGTTGAGCTTCAGGTATGCCCCGTTGACATATGTCGTGAGTATGCGCGTAGCGCCCTCTAGCGTCACGTTGTCAAGAAGCGCCTCGGTTCCTAGATCCGTCGACGTGAAGTAGTTGGTCGCGTCTATGGTCATCCTGGATGCTCCGCAGTGCCACCAGAAGTTGACCGTGCGGAACCAGCACGAATGGGCCTCGGCCTTGTCGCTGAACAGGAAGTCGGCCACGTAGCTCGTGTTCTGTAGTATGACTGCATAAGGTATGTCGAACACGGCGCTGACGAACTGGGCGCCGACATCGAACATCACCGGTCGGGTACATACGTATGTCGTGTTGCTCGTGTACGTACCCTTGAGGAACCTGCGTATCTGCGGATAGGCGATGTTTCCTATCTTGTCCGGATAGTCGAGGAACGCGGCGATGTTCGCCTCGTTGACTCCCGGCTGGATGCCGTACACGCTTGAAGGCATCGTCGCCCCTTCCCACAGCATGACCCAGCGTCCGGACGAACCGCCGTTGCTTTCCCACACGACACCGCCGTCGCCGTCGAGCGTACAGTTGCTGTCCCAGACAAAGTAGCGCGTAGGCGCGTCGTCCGCCGACTCGTAGCCGCTTACGCAAACGAGGCCCACGTTGGGATCCACGTCCTGCAACGCCGAAACTCCGTACACCACGGTATCGTTCTTCGTGGACGGAAGCTGGAAGCCGTCCTGATAGGTGTCGAGCAGCTCGTAAGTTCCGTCCCCGAGTTGTTTCTCGACCCATACGTCGACAACGGTCGCCTCGAAGAACAGCGAGGGTATGCGCCCGTCATCGGCAGTGATGAATGGGTTGTCCGCCTGTACGTAGCCGTGCGAGCTGAGCGTATAGATGTCCGCGAGCACATCGCTTGCATGGATATGCACGGAGATGCGACCGTTGACGAGGGGACGCCCCTCGTCGTCGAAGAACTGGTTAGCGCTCAATGCTATTTTCATCGTTTACCTCCGGCTTCACCACGCTTGCGACTGCCTTGGTCTGCTCCGCCACGGCCTTGATCCTTGCCGTGTCGAGCTGTATTCCTTCCTTCTCGAGTTCCATCTGCTGCTTGATGGCTTCCGTCTGCGCGGTAGCCGCGTCTGCTCCGGCATCGAGCTCGGCCTGGAACGCCATGCGCTCGAGCTCTTGCTGATGCTTCAGGTCCATCTCGACGAACTTCGCCTCGATATCCTTGTCCTTGTCGTGGTCGCCCTTCGTGTAGAAGTCGATCTCGTTCTGCATCTCCTGCATCTTCTGGTCGCGTTCCTCGATGGCCTGCTTCATCTGCTCGATAGTCTGTGCCATCTGGTCTTCCATGGCCGTAGGCGCGGGCTGTTGATGCAGTCTGCCGTAAGTGTCGCGCAGTATCGCGTTGTTGCCGCTTGACATGAGGATGCCGTCGACGATGGCTGGCTTCTGCTGGTCGGTGACGAGACCTGCGAGGGTGATGAGCTCGTTCCTTGCGACCTGGCGCTGCATCTGCTCGTCGGGGCCTTGCGTAACCTCCAGGTTTAGGTTGCCGTAGCCCAGCAGGCGGAGCACGAGTTCGCCCATGCTCTTGAAACTGCAACGAAGGTTGTCGAAGTAGTGACGGATCTGCGTCTGGTACTGCTTCTCGCTGGAAAGGACTTCCGTGGCCGTGAGCTGGTCACGGTTGTCGAAAGCGCCACGGCTGTCCACGCCGGTGATCGAAGCCATGAGCTCAAGGTTGCTACCGATGATACCGGTGAGGTCGGCAAACTCTATGCGGTTGTCGAGACGTTCCGGCTTCGGCAAGTCACGCTTCAGGTCGGAGCTCTTGTCATTCCACAGGGCAAGCGGGTTTATGTTGTACTGGATAGTCTTGTAGCCCTCGCTGTAGCCCTCGATGGCTTCCGGTGTAGTGAGGAAGATGGGCTTCGGGCTCATGGCCATTCTCTCGCCAAGCTGCGTGAAGCAAAGGTTGATCAGCCTCTGAATAGGGGTGGCCTTGCGGACAAGCCCCTGATACAGGACTTCGTCATCGTCCCAGGTCTGTTCGCCATACACAGGGATGATGGGAACTCTGTCTATGCCTACGGAGATCGGGTCCTGTAGGAACTTGTCGCCAAGCATGCGGTAGCAGATGCAATCGTTGTTCTCGACCTTGTAGTACGTCACGATGGCCATTGTGTCTTGCGACTTGTTGCTGGACACGTTGACTGCGGGAGTGAGGCCGTCGAACATGAGGAACTCCTCGCCGTACTTGTTCTTGATATAGTTCTTGGATCTCAGCTCGACTATCGCGGCCTCGACGGCATCACTGCCATCAAGCTCGACGCTGTCAGGATCGTAGTAGATGTTGGCCACGTCCTGCACGGTGTAGACGACAGGTATCTCTACTGATCCGATGTTGTCAGAAATCGTGTCGGTTCCGAGGCAGAGGTACTGCAAACCGAACGCGACAGAGCCGTGGAGAGCTTCCTTGACGGCCCGCTCGTTAGACTTCGTCTTCAGCCATGCCGACATGAGCCCGTCGAGGTCGTTGTCCCCGCTCATGTACGCATACGGATAACCGATGTAGTTGTTGACCACGGAGTTGACGGCGTTCTGCGTGATGTTGACCGTGCGCCGTGGGCGACCGCGTCCGACAAGGCGCTTGTCGTCCTTGCTCCACTGGTCACCCGCGAGAATGGCTCGGTCTTCGCGGATGCGGTTGATCTGCGTCTCGCGCTTTGCTACTGCCCGACTCTCGAAATCTTGGAACGAGCGTATTGCTTCTTCGATATCCATCATTTTTCGTCTACCTCCCATGTCGGACGGTAGGCGTCCGGCACGTCACTGGCGAGAATGTCATTTCCTCTTGAAATCAACCACATGTTGAACTCCAGGTTCTCGTTTCCGTCAGGAGAGTTGAGGCCGAACTTCACGATGTTCGGGTTCGCCTTGATCTTGGCGAGGAACTTCTTGTCCTGATCGGAGAGCTCCCAGTTCTTCAGTACGTCATCGACCTGTACGCCTACGCGATCCTTCTTCTCGGACTTGTTGATTTCCGTGGAGATCTTGTCCGTATCCACTCCGAAGGTCTTTCCGGCTACGGTTGCTTCCTTGTTCGACCCGTACTTGTTCAGTACAAAGTTCTTGGCGATGTCCGGCGCGGCAGTCTGTAGAGCCTCGTACATGCTCCACGGCTCCTTCAGGTTCGCCAGTTCCGGGTGCTTGCGGACTATGTCGAAATCGTAGGACTTGGGAGCCTCGGGCAAGACAGCTTCCGTATGGGTCACCGGACGAAGCTTGTACATGTCCGATCCGTCGAACACCACGTCGCTGGACAGGATATCGTTAGGGCCGACCGGTTCCTTCACCATCTCGTCCCACACGCGCGTGTATATGTCGGCCTTCTTCTCTGCCGGGACGTTGGGATCCTCGAACACCTTGCGCAGTGCGGCGAGTCCCTCGTCGTCCAGTTCCGTCTCGGCGAACCGTATGATGTCCTCGTACTCCTTCGTCTGTTCTGGAGTGAGGCGGTCTGGCTTTTTCAGCTTGCGGGACTTGTCATAGAACTGCTCCTCGGTTTCCTTGGCTGCAGCTTCCAGCTTTGCCTTCGCCTCGTTGACGAGCTGCTTCGCCTGCTGTCTAGGAGTGAGTGCGCCTTCGACGATGTCCTTGGCCATGCCCGTGCCCTCCCGGCGGACGTTGCCCATGGCCCAGTCGTACAGCTTGCCGCCATAGGTGGGGAACAGGTGTCCCACGCCGTAGTTTGTGGCCCAGCCCAGAAGAGGATCCCCTATGTTGGTCTCGTTGCCGAAAGCCTTGTCCACGCCGTATACGGCGAAAGGTGCGACGGCATTCTCTGCGGCCACACTTGCCGCCTTTCCGACTCCGCGGGCCGCTGCACTGTTGGCAAGGGCGTTGAGAACCTTGCCCGCATTGGCGGAACTGGCGGCACCGTATGCCGCTGCGCGGCCGGCGTTGCCCAGTAGTCCGACAGGTGCTGCATAGAGCGCATTCGACAGCATGTCAGCTGTCGTCTCCTTCCAAGACGGGTCGCGGCCCTGCATGTATGCCTTCTTGCGACGGGGCGTGAACAGTGTCATTGCGAGGGAAGAGGGCCAGTTGACGAGCGACATGGGCGTGAAGTTCCCGTCCTCGTCATAGCCTTCGAGGATGTTGGCTCTCTTGGTATCGATGTCCCTCATCATCTCGTCACGCTGTGCACGCTGCCAGGTCTTCTTGACTATTTCCCATCCGTTCTTGCCCCATTCCTCGGTTACCTTGTCCTTCCAGTCCTTGTAGTTGGGGACGAAGCCGTTCACGAACTGCTGATAGGCCGTTATCTTGGTGTCCTCGTCGACGTTGATGTCCTTCAAACCCAAAACGTCGAAGATTCCCTCGAGGTTCGGAACCTTGATATTCTTCGGGTCGTTGAGCTCGGCGAGGCGTTCCTCGAACATGGGGTCGTTGGCCGCATACTGCCTCAGGGCGTCGCGTTCAGCGATCTGCGAGGTCAGTGCGGTATCGTTCTTGCGGAGAAGGTCGTTGATGTAGTTCGTGTCGATGTACGCACCGGCATCGAGTTCCTTCTGCAAAGTCTTGTAGAGATTGTCGGCCATTGCTTACCCCTTACTTGTAGAAGCCCTTCTCGGCGGTGTACTTCCAGCCTTGCTTCTTCATCTTCTTCACTTCAGGATCTGTCCCACGGTTCCAGATGCTCTGGAATTTCGTGCGCAACGACTTCGTTTCTTCGAGGGTCGCGCCCTTCAGTTGCTTGTCATACTTCGCGACAAGTTCCGCCGCCTCGTTTGCGAGATCCTCGGCCTTCTTGCCAGCCGCCTTGCGTTCGGCGGTAGTCTGCATCGTGGACGACTGCTTGTAGAGATCCTGGTCGCCGTGGTACTGCGCCATCTGCTGGTGGTACTTCTTTCGGTCGTCGCTGACGTCGGAGTTCCAGTGGCGATTCCCGTCCGCACCGATGTATGTGTCGTCCTCGAATTCCTTCACCCAGGAGGACTTGTCCATGCCCTGGAACTGGAAGGCGAACTCCTTGGAGTTTCCGCCAGTGCGGTCGAGATCCTTCCTGGCGAGCTCTATCTGGGAGTCCAGAACCTGCATCGCATAGGGATTCGTTTCCTTGGCGCGGTCGACCAGGAGTTGCTTCAGGCGCTGTTCGGCAGTGTCCCTCTTCTGGGCCTGCGCGAGATCGTCTATGTACTTCTTGTTGGCCCGGTTCTCGGCCTCGCGTGCACGGTTGACCGCACGGCTCTCGAGTCTCGACAGTGCCGTGGTCGCGCCGTTCATGTCATATGCACGTGCGCGGTTTGCGGCAAGCTCGAGATCGAGCGAGTCCATCGGATCGTCTCCGCCCTCAATCGCGGCGAGCTCCTTCTTCAGCTCGGCTATCCTCGCGTTGTTGGCGCTAATTATTGACTGGTAATCCATTGCCATAATGAAACTACTCCCTTATCGAGCCATCGCCCCGTCGTACTGGGCTCGGCCCCAGCCGCCGATACCCGGCTTCCTTGATTTCCTGATGAGCGCACGACCGATGGAAGGCGCGGTTAATAGCTTGTGTGCAGCGAGCGCCGCCTCGTACTGGTCGGCATGCTGCTTGTACGTGTACCACTTGGGCGTAGAGCCCCACATGACTTCCACGCGGTGGTCCGGAGTGATGCGTATTGCAGTGACAGCGCTGGAAGAAGGCGTGTAGTCCACGCGTGGCTTCTTGTCGTCCCAGTATTCTGGCAGTGCCTCCTCGTCGGCCTGTCCCCTCATGATTGCAAGATGCAAGCTCTTCGGGTCCATGTTCGGACGGACATACTTGAGCAGCGTGTTGTTGTGCTGTGACAGGGTCTGCATCTTGGACGCCCGCTCGGCAATGCCACGCTGGAGCATGGCGTTGAGTTGCGGAGGGCCGGGGACGTAGTTGACGTCCACGGTGTGGATCTTGCTCGGATACTGGTCGGCAACCATGCCGTCGGCGACCGGGTTGCCGGTCGGACCGGCCATACCACCGCCGTTTCCGCCCAAGCCTCCGGCAACGGCACTTGCCATCATACCGGCAGTGCTCCCTGCTCTCGCAAGTGCGAATATCCCTATCTGGGAGGCTAGGCGTATGGCTTCTTCCTTGGTCATCCTGTTACCTTATTGGGAACTGTGGTTGTTCAGTCTTGACGTACGGGAACAGCGGATTCTGTTCGAGCTGCTGGTACTGTTGCTGGAACTCCACCGAAGCCTGTGACGGGTCGACAAGCGCGAGGGACGGCTGTTCGACAGGCGCTTCCACCTGTTGCGGGGCCATCATCTGCATCAGCTGTCTGTTCTGCTCCTCGAGACGCGCGATCTCGGCGCGGATCTCGGCGGCACGCGCCGAAGTGCGCTCCCTTCGCCCCGTGTTGTACGCGTCGATCATGTCGGCATAGTCATCGGCAGCGACACGGTTCTTGTAGCCTCGTGCTGCCGTGCCGAGAGCCTTGCCGGCTTCGGACATGTTCGGCTGCTGTGGAATTGTCACGGCGGGGGCCTGGAGTCCGGCCCAGTTGAACTGAAAAGCCATGTTAGCCTCCGTAGTAGGCGCCAAGGAACTGGGCGGCAGGGCCTACGATCGAACCGAGTAAGGATTGGTTGCCCTGGTTTGCGGCACTCTGCGCACCGGCCATGGCGTTTGCCTGGGACTGCAAGCCGGCGGTACGGTTCGCGATACCCGCAGAGAGCGCATCGCCGTAACCCTGTGCAAGGTTGCTTTGCGCCTGTCCGTACTGGTTGATGCCGTACTGCTGTTTTGCATTCTGCGCGTTGTAGTTGTTCCAAGCGTTGTTTGCGTTGGCATTGTACGCGGCGAGCTGTTGCTGGCGATCCTGCACGAGCCTGTCGTAGGCGTTGCGCCACTCCTCACTGGCCAGGGCTTGTTGCTTCCCGGCGACACGGCTGATATAGTCGGAGGAAAAACGATTTCCACCGGTTGCTGCCGAATTGTTGATGGCGTTCATGGCGGCGGCAACGCGCTGGTTCGCCGCCGGGTCCATGTAGTCCGCGATGTCGCCCTGGTATTCGAAACCTTCGTGCTGGTGGACAGGCGTGGACATGTAGTCGGCAAGGGCGTCCGAGTACTTCGCGGCGTTTCCGCCGTACTGGGCCTGCATGAAGTCTCGATAGGCGTTGATGTCGCCCTGGTTGAGCGATACGGTACGTGCGGCCTCGTCCTTGAGGTCGTTGTACATCTTCTGGGTGTTCTCTGCGTTCTCGCTGTTGGCAAGGTAGTTGCCAATGGCTCCGCCAAGCAGGGCACCTCCGGCCAAGATTGCTGGAATCGGCATTATTCCTCCTCCTTCTCTTCGTCGTCGGTCTCGTCCATGTCCATGTCCATAGCGTCGAGGAAGTCCTCGATCATGGAGTTCAGGAGCTTCAGCTTGCTGACGATCTCTTTCTGGTCTTTCTGGTTTTCCATAATCGACACTCCTCTCTGCAATTAAATTACGCCCTCGACGTCGGCCTCCGTGCCGAACAGCGAGAACTTGACGATACTTGTTGACCCGATGTTCACCGAGTTCTCGCCCGGCCTCACCACGACGGAACTGATGGCGCCGTCCGCACCGTGAACCAGTCCGCAAATGGGATGCCTGAACCGGAAAGGCAACGGATGACCACCGGCTTCGAGCGTTGCTGACAAGGTAAGGAAGAACGGGGTGCGCACGATGTGCCATACGCCTTGGTCATACTCGTTCCATTGGCCTGTAAGGACACCCCAGATGTCGCTCTGCTTGGAACCGCTGTCTATGTTCGCGCTACGCATCAGATCACCTGTCCTGTCGGGGTTATTCGCTGGCTGACCGAGGTCAGCTCGAGCGAGGTCGGGTGTGAATAGGTCACGCGGAGCACACAGAGCCGGTTGAGGCCGAGGTTGTGGAAACGGCACCGGTAGGAATACTGGCCGGCCTTGCCGAGCGGGCATGACCGCACGTTGCCCCAGGTCATGCCTCCGTCCTTGCTGACCTCCAGGAGCATCTTCGGCGCAACGTCGTATGTTTCCCACGTGCCGACGTTGCATTCTATGGCAAGCTCGTTGAAGATGAATGGCATATTGTCGTTGACAATGACGGGGCCTTGTCTGTATCGCGTCATCGGGATGGACTTCTCGTCCGCGTAGTCCTCGTACCAGTACTCGTCCGAGTGCGTATAGACGCAACCGTCGTGACAGTAGGCCAGGAACTGGCCACCGAACCACGACATCGCGGCAACTCGCCACTGGATCGGCATGCCGCTGACCTTGTCACGGCTCGCCCTCTGGTGCCACTGCTGGGTGTCGCTGTCATAGACCCAGGTTTCGCCTATCGTGGGCAACTGCAGCACGTAGAAGTTGTGCGAGCCGATTGCATACGCGAATGCATAGACGCTGTCGGACGTCTCCTGCAGTAGCTTGGCTTCCAGCCAATCGTCGGAAATTTTAGTATAGTTCGCGCCTTCCACGCGCATGATGCCCTTGGCGTAGCTCTCGCCACTTCCCAGGTAGTAGAGGACAGATCCTACCGTAGCTATGGACGCGGTAGACTGGATGCCGTTGCTCGCGTTGGTCGTGTAGCTCGTGCGGATCCATGTCTCGTATTCGTTGGCGCCCCGTTGCCAGATTTCAACGGTTTTACTTCCGAACAGGTACAGGTTCGCGCCGATGGCGGCGATGGCCTGCACGTTGTCGCTTGATGTCTCGGCGTTGAAGTACTGTTGCGTGCCGTAGTCGTCCAGGAACATGTATGTCTCGGACGGGACCTTGACCGTGGCGACCTTCAGCTTGGACGAATCCGTGTACTGGACTTCGCCGTCTACGATCGAGAACACCTCCCGCTCTTCGGAGTTCAAGGGATAAGGGATCGAGTAATACAAAAATCCACTTCCCACGTCGTTGATGACCACGCTACCTGAAACCACTGCCACGTGTGACGGGGCAATGGCTCCTCCCTCGCCGGTGACGCGCTGTGGCAACGTGACCTGCTGTAGCGAACCGCCTTCAAGTAGGTTGTAACACCACAGGTTCTCGCCGTCCGCGACGAGAAGGAACGGTCGCAGACCGCCAGTCTCGGCGAAGCTGACCCTGCGCGTGCCCGCGGCCACGTAGCCGAGCTTGGTGTAGTTGCCGGCATTATCTATGCGGAACAGGACGTTCCCCCAGACGACGAAAGCGTCCTCCTTCGTATCGTCGAGACCTACGCTCGACACGTACGAACCTCGACAACGGCCCGTCCATATTTTCCTATAGAACTTGAGGCCCGGAACCGAGGCCAAGTACTGCACTCCGCCGGACTGCTCGAGGAACATGTTGCATGATATTTCCGCGCCTTGCGTGGCCGGATGGCGACCCTTGTTGGTGCCGCCGAGGAGATAGTTGGTGACAGTCGTCTTGGACATGGCTTACCACCTTACCACCCTTCGCCAGCCATTCCGTCGTAGTAGCTGTCGTTGTATCCTCGACCCACGTTTCCGCACTGCATCATGCGCTGGGTGATGTTCGCACGCTTGATCATCATCTTGGCAGCGGCGAAGTTGGTCTCGTACGTCGGCTTCGCGTCGAGGAGCTTGTGCCAGTCGCACAGCTTGACGCACAGGCCCTGGATGAGGAGGTTGTTGTACAGGTCCGGCAGGTAGATGACCTGGTCTAGGTCATAATTGGGGAGCTTCTCGCTTAGGAAGATGCGCATGCCCTGCTGACACCAGCCATCGAGTCGGAGCACGCCGACAGCCCTCTGGGCACCGTCCGGGTCGCCCGGAATCGGTTCGAACGTGCGTCCATAGTTCCAGCTCCTGGCAAGAGTCAGCGGGTTCTTCATCGCCATCTGCTGCAAGTCGATGGGAGGCATCGGCAGATAGGACATGCCGACCTTGCGGGACACCCCGTCTATGGACTCGGGAGGCTCCATGTCGATGACGTTGTCCTCGGCTGTCTCGCCTTCCACGAGCTTCTTGAAGTAGACTACACGGGTGTTGCCGTGGTCTATGTAGTTCTGCGCAAGACTGATGTAGCCCTGGCTGTTGAGCTCGGAGATCAGCAGGTTGAGCTGGTCGCGCGACACTTCGGCGAGTCCGCCATCGAGCGACTCCTCGTGAGACACCACGTTGAGCATCTCGTTGCACATCTGGCAAATCTTATTTACCGCAATAGCCATATTTTTTACTCCATTTCATCTCAGGATTTTTGTTATGCCTATATCTTCTCTGCTTGTCCAGTATCTTGTCTTTTTGTTCGGAATATCGTTCTCTTCTCCTCTTATTTTCTTTGTCTCGATATTCTTGTGAATGTCTGTACTCTTTTACGGCTTCTCTATTCTTGCTGTACCATAATGCGCTATTTCTTTTTCGATATTCTTTTAAGTCGTCGTATGTATGCAAACCAACTCTATCCATGCATCTGTCGTTAGTTACAGTGTTTCTCATATTGTCTTTATGGCTTGCCCACCTTAGATTTTCTAGGCGGTTGTCATCTCGTATACGGTTTATATGGTCTACAGTAGGTAGGTTCTCTGGGTTTTGTAAAAAAGTTTCAGCCACTAGCCTATGAACGAGGATATTTTTATGTTCCCCTAGTGAGGTTGCCATATAACCGTTTCTAGTTTTGGAACCTTTTGTCCAGCGAGATTTACGATATTTGGTAGCTGGAATGCATACAGTACCATCTGTGCACACTAAAACATTATATTCAGGATGTATTTTTACTCTTCTGTCTGACATATATGCCTCTAACTGTAAAGTACGCCACGACAAAAAGGGCGGGCCGGAGCCCACCCTTCCTGATGTCTAGGAGACGTAGCCGTTGCTTACACTGCCAAGTAGGTCGTGCAGCTGAGACGCGGGTCCATGAGGCCGGCACCGAACGGGCAGTCAAGACGGATCATCTTTTCGAGATAATCGCCTTCGCCGTACATGCTCATCTTCACCGTGACACCGCCAACCGTGGCGACAGACTCGTTCTCGGAACCGGGGAGGCTCTTGAACTTGTAAGCGTCGAAAGCAAGCGCATCCTCGAGGCGGGTTTGCCCGACGATGTAGGTCTTGTTGGCCGAGAGGATGGTCTCGAACGTGAAGGAAGAAGCATCGCCGTCACACCATGCGTTCGGATTGCCTTCGGCAGTGCCCTGCTTGGCGATACGGAGCTGAGGGATGCCCAGCTTGGTCTTGATCTTCTTGCCGTTTGCACGGGTGTCGTAACCGTCGAATTCCGGGGTCACGATGACCACGAGGTCTTCCTGGGTTTCGAGTCCGGACGGGTCCACGATCTTCACGTAGTTGTTGTTCTGGTCCTTCACCTTGTATGCAAGGCCGGCGAAGAGGCCGGTGCCAGTGATGCTGGTAGAAGTCCAGGCGTCGCCGGATTCGGAAGCATCGAACGAGACGGTAAGACCCGGAATTTCCGCACCAGTCTTGACAGTCGGAACCACGGCGAGGCCGACGGTGTCAGCGTTCGCGAAAGTACCGATGTAAGCCTTGGAGTAGAGCTTCTGGGCCGTGGCGTCCTGGAAGAACTTGCCGACGTTGGAAGAGGCGATCTTGCCAAGGACGGAAGGCTTCTGGAAGGTCACGATGTTGCCGGCGAGGGACAGGTCCTCGAGCTTCTCGGAAGCGTCGGAGAGCAGGTCGAAGCCAGGAGCACCGGTCTTCACGACAGCCTGGAAGGACTTGAAGATGTTGCTTTCGACAACGTTCTTCTGAGTCTGACGGGCGAGGTTCACACCCTTCGGCTTGGCGACTTCACGGGCGAAGTCCTCGATATCCGTCTTCTCTTCCCACGCGTCGATGGTGACGGAGGTGTTGAAGTTGTCGAGGTAGATGGGCACTTCGACTTCAGTGATGGAGTCAGGATCTGCCTTCAGACCCTGGATTACTTTACCCGGATCCGGAAGATAGATGTTGTAGCTACGGCCAAACTTCTTGTTGGCCATGTCGGATTCCGAGAGCTTGCTCACGGAAGCCTTGATGTAGTCCATGTTGTCTGCAACAGCGGCGGCGAGCAACTGGACTTTCTTGTTGTTGACAAATTTATTTGCCATAAGAAAAATTCCTTCTTGAGGTTGATGTTTTGTTGTTGAGTTCCAAGCCCGTTCTCGGATATTTCAAATGCGGGAATCTTGGAACGTACCCCAAGTCGGCAGAGGCGGAGGATGCCAGCTACGCATCCTCACCTCGTTATCACAGTACGCTGTTTTACTTTCGCCTGTTTCCGACGTTGCGGATGTAGGCGATCAGGTCCTTGTCGTTGTTGAACACAGACCCAGCTTCCGCACTGACGGCCTTGGCGCCCGGCTTGCCCAGGTGTGGCACGGAAGGCGCCGGTGCCGGCTCCGCCGACTGCGCGGGAGCGTCGGCGCGTGTCGCCACCTCGTGCGCCGCTATGATCATCATGGTCGGGTCTCCCTGGCTCATGATCTTGACGAAGTCCTCGCGGTTCGTCAGCATGCGGTCTAGGCATTTCGGGCCTTCCGGGTTGCGGAAGATGAAGTCCTTCAGTGTCGGGGCCTGGTCGAGCACCTCGCCGAGGCCGTTTGAGAGAGCCTTGTTGACACTCTTGGCGTAAGCCTGGAAACGAGCCTCGTCCGGGAATGCGGCGCGAGAGTTGGCGCCGAACGTGCGAGTCATCTCCTCGTTGCGCTCCTGTTCCTCGCGAGCCTCGCGAGCCTCCTCGTCCGCCTTCTTCGCCGCCTCGGCGTCCCTGGCGGCCTTCTCGGCAAGGGCGGCATCCACGCCCTGCTGGGTCAGGTACTTGATGTAGGCGTCGTCGCCACCGGCATCGAGCGGGAAGTCCTTGCGGGTCTTGGGCGGTTCCTTCGGCTTGAGGGACTCCTTGAGGTCGGCGATCTCCTTGCTGAAGGTGGCCTTCAGGTCCTCGATCTCCTTCTGGTGGCGTTCCTTCTGCTTGGAAAGCTGGCGCTTGAAGGCGTGCTCGGCCTTCTCCTCCTTGCTGACCTGGCTGAGGTCCGGCTTGGGCTGTTCCGCAGGCTTTTCCTCGGCCTTGGCCTCCTCGGGCTTGTCGCCGTCGAAGGCCGACTTGGAGAGGTCTGCCCGCTCTTCGGCGAAGTTGCCCTCGCTATTCGGCTTGTCGGCGACCTGTTCCGCATCGTCCTTGACGCTTTCGACCGGTTCTTCCTTCTCGACCGTCGTCTCCACGGCAGTCTCTTCATTGTCGGAGCTCATCTGCTCCACGAGATCATCCAGTAATGGCATGTCTGTCTCCTATTGTTGTTCAGGCCGACCGAAGAAGTCAGTGGCCAGCTGTAAGTCCTCTATGTCCAGCATCACGCCGGTACGCTTCTGTCTTGTAGCCACGCGGTGCATATCTATCAGCTTTCTGTCGCAGATCTTCTTCATGCATTTCAAGATCGCCTTGCCGCTGTGGTTGGTGTTGATGTTTTCAAGCTTCCGGAGCAGGTGCAGTTGCAGCTCTCCCAGTATGTCCTCGTCGCCGAGGTCCTGCCTGGACTTGTCCGCGACTGACCACCGGGCAACGTTGTACAGGATCCTTCCCAGAAGGTCGTCCATGGCCACGCTTATCGTGTCCTTCTTCCGTGCATCTATTGCGACCCTCAGCGCCTCCGAATAGTCTTGCGTAGTGTCGAGCTTCTCTATCATGGTTCTCCTCCTTCCAGAAACTAGGTCACTTAGCCCATCATGCTGGCCCACTCTTCGAGTTTATCACGTGAGCGGACTTGTCGATTCATGGCAGGGTCGTCACCCTGCCAGCGGGACACGCATGTCAGCGCCAGCGCGTCGGCGATGTCGGGCGAAGCCCCCAGCAGTTGCCTCAAGGTGTCCTTTTTTACCAGGATGAATTTTCCGTTAGGAGTACGTTCCCATGTGGTCATGCACAGCTCACGCTTGAGCTCGCCAGTGAGGTCGAACCCTTCCACGCAGAGGCCGTGCTGGATCTGCCACACCAGATTGCTGTACATTTCCGCACGCTTGTTGGCCATGTTGTTCTTGACTTCATCAGATGCGGCGGAGCCGAACTGGACTTGTTCGGAGCTTATCTCGTACTTGAGTATGTTATAGACGTATTCACTCATAGCGATATCAATATTCAGCTGGTCTATTTTCGTATGCTTGTTATACTCGCGTATGTATGAAACTATGTCCTCGTGTGACTTGTCGTACCATTTCACCATCTCGAGAACATTGTTGCCCTTTCTTACTGCGAAGGCGCTCGCATCCCTGTCGACGCCTTGCGACAAGTCCAGACCGGCTATGACACGTTCATCCGTTGACAGGCCTGGGATCTTCGGGAACTCGTCCAGATGGATGATGGCCGAGGCCGCACCGGTCGTGACGATCTTGGCGTTGAGTTCCTGGTCTCGCATTGCCTGGCTCGGGATGGCCTGCTCTATGATGCGGATCTGTTCATCTGTCAGGAACTTGTTGTCATATGTCGTGGCCGTCTGGATTTCCCATCCGTACTTGTAAGCCTCGGCGAACTTGAAGTTCCACTGGCTCTTCGCGTTTGGAGTCGTGGCGCCTATGATCCTGGGGTTTTCCACTCCGGGACCGCGAAGGCACGGTGCCAGCACGTCCAATATGTCGAGCGGGGCCAGGGCGCATTCGTCAAGGATCAGCATGCTAATCTCGGTGAGACCCCTCAAGGCATCGACCGCATCGAACGAGCCCCCGAACAGGGTATGTCCGTTATAGATCGCCCTGACCGGGTTCTCCTTGAACTGCACGTAGTCGGCAAGCCCCCACTCGGAAACGCGTAGCTTGATCTCTCGGAAGAGGACGTCCTTCAGTGAGTCGTAACGCTGTGCGCAAAGGATGCAGTTCTTGCCCTCGAGCAGGGCGAGCAGGGCTATGATGGAGAGCGTGTAGGATTTTCCGGCGCCTCTGCCAAAAATGGCGAAAACGAATGGAGACTTGCTGCTGAGAAGCCGTCTCTGGTGAGGTAGCAGTTTCAGCTCGACTTGCATTATTCAACGTCTTTGACAACTATTTCCAGCTTGTTGTTGGTCTTGGCGTCCACCTTGGCATCTACACGCTGTACTGCCTCTTCCGACTGGTTGTGGGTGAGGCCAACAATGCGCAACGCTGTCTCTATGATCTCTATCTTGTCAGCGTCGCCAGACTTGACGGCCTTCAACATCTCGGCTCCAAAGTCCATACCGTTGACTAGAGTGTCGAGCATCTGGGCACGTACTTGCTTACGCAGATTCCTTGCCCTTACGGAGGCTTCCTGAGCCTGTTTTGCGGTCATAGGGGTGAAAGGTACGCCCTCTGGTACTTTATGGCCTTTCTGGCCCTTCTGGACGCCAGTCTGGGCGCCATTTTTATCCTTGCACATGGTTACCCCCTAGAGAGACGTGCGAGCACCAGCTCCTGCAAGATGGCATCGAGAAGCATGGAAATGTTGCCGTTCATGTTGCCGTACCGTTCGAGGATCTCCTCCTTCGGTGTCCTCTGCTTCGGCACCGGCCTTGCGCCGTCCTTCAGCACGATCACCGGCTGTTCCTTCTGTTTCTTCGTCGTTGCCATATGTCTCTTCTCCATCTTTTTACAGTACGCTATAGCCGTGCGAAGTCGGCCACGTCGAGCTTTGGTTGTCTCCACTCCTTCGGCGGTGTGTTCGATCTCATTACCTTGTTGCAGTAGACATTCTGCTGTTCCTGTGACATCTGTCTGTCGAGTTCTTCTCGGTTGTGCTTTTCGCGAAACTCCTTAAAGTCCCGGATCTTCTGATGCACCCAGCAACCGGCGCAGAGGCAGTCCATGGTGGCTATCTGCGGAAGGCACCACGTCTTCAAGCGTGGCTCGCCGTGCTCTGGGCCGGTGCAGTAAGTGTGTATGAGGCACTTGCTTGCGAACACGTCGCGCTTGTCCCAGATGCTTTCGGCCATCATTATGACATCCTGCTCTATCTGCTCGTTAGTCCTCGAGTCCTTCATACGACCGCCCTTACGTCGAAATGCCTGAAATAGGTGTACGGACTGTTATTCTCTATGGCCTTGGACAGCACATGCAGTAAACCCCCGGCCAGCGCATATGCCACATCGTGGGTGCACAGCTCCGGTCGATCCTCGATCGCTGTTGTGACATGGTAGAGCTTGTCCTTGCACAGGTCGATGCGGATAATCTTTATATCGGGCGTCTCGCAACGGCTCCACTCAATAGGGAGCTTGGGCAGTTCCATGTCCTCTTTTATCCAGCCGACAAACGCGTCCCAGTCCGTCTCGAGCACGCTTGCTTCAATTTCTTGATCCGTCATGTTCGTCCTCTACCGTGCTTTCTGCGATGCATATGGCGTCTCGGACGGCCATGAGTGCGACAAGCAACTGACCGAGAGCGCCTAGTATCGTTATGATTTTCTGTATCATGATCTTGAAACTAGTGCATTTGCTACATTGTACTCGTATGACCGCACCCAGCCAAAAACAGCCCAAAAAAGCACCCAGTTTGCACCCAACACTCATTCAAGCCTTGATACTGCTTGCATCGGTGCTAACAGTTGTTGTAACGCGCTAGTCCAAATTGGCGTTTTTGGAGTATTTTCGCCCCTGACACCTCGTGGAAATAATTATTTTTGTACCCAGAACCGCACCCCGAGGACGACATGGACACAATCAAGATCAGCTACACAGTATGGGCGAAACACGGCAATAATCTGTATTGCAGAGTACGCCAGAAAGGATGCAAGCCGCTCGACGTTAATTTACACACAACCGACAGGAACAAGGCCGAGGCTTACGTAAAGCTGAGGCAGTCCGAGCTCGAACTGTACAACAGCTACATACTCGCGGGCGAGAGCGTCCCGGAGGATGTCGCGAACAAGCTCCTACGCCGAGGGAGCCCCGTCACACAGTCTGCGTCAAAGTCCGTAGTGACTACAAGGCAAGCCATGGACAAGTTCGAGCTGTATCTCAGACGCAAGGGTTCGCGAGAAGCCACCGTGCACTCCTACTTGCGACAGGTGCGCCTCACCCTAGAGATGGACATGCCGGTGACCTCCTATACGCGCAAGTACCTACACGAGCGCCTCGCCATCCATGACCACTGCAAGAGCGCCACTAGGAAGATCTACAGCGTCTCTGTCAGGGAGTTCATCAAGTTCTGCGTCGCCGAGTACGATATCGATTACAAGTTGCTCAACGACTGGCCGTTGGTTCGAGTACAGGAATACACGCGTCCCTATTGGACGATGAACGAAATGTACCATATAATCGAGGCCGTCCACTGTCGCGACAAGGCCGTCGAGGAACAGTTCAAGGTCTTCTGCTGGATCATGGCAACAGCCGGGACGCGCCAAGGGGAGACCGGCGCACTGAAGTGGTCCGATTACCGTGACGGCGCCATCACCATACGTGCGGAGATTTCCAAGAACCGCAAGAGCAGGGTCGTGCCTCTCGACATGCGAGTCTGCGAGATGCTCGAGCGACTGCCTAGGAACTCCTCTCTCATATTCGACAAAATTCCACCGAGCCAGCCCGGACGCTTCGCCATACTTGCAAACGCCATACGGAGATCCAAGATGCCGCCGGGTGGTCTGCACGCCTTCCGACAGGGCGTCGCCAAGATACTATACGCAAAGTGCACAGACATCACTAAGGTCGCCGCCCTGCTAGGGCACAGCGCACAGACTTCGCTGAAGTACTACGCCGAGGCGAGACAGTCCGAGGATCTGCGCCAGATGGTCGACCAAGTCTACGAGCAAGAGAACATGATACCGAGCACAATGGACTGGCTCATAAAGGAAGGGCTGATCTAGCGACGCCTCCGACTACGCGGAACGGGTCCGTTATGCTGTTATAAGAAAAATACATGTATCCAGAAAAAGTAGCAGTAGTTTACTACTGGGCCAATAAAAAAATATATATATATTATTAATTATTATAACAATTAATATAGAGAATTATACTTTAACATCCATCTGTCAATGGGTCTAGGGCTGGAAAATATATTTCAGCCCTTTTTTCATGCTCTCCCCGCCCGATTTGCAATTCAAATTTATCCCTGCTAAATTGTACCTCAACGACAACGAAGAGGTGCGTGTTCCGAATTTCAGGATCTGAACTAATTTACCGATAGAGCAGGTGCGATCAAGCCACGCTGGGAAAAAATTTGTGGCCTCCTGCTAAACTAGTTGAAAATATCGCAAGCGCATTTGCGGACAGACGGATCGTCGGAACACGGAAGAGTTTTTCCTAGCGACGGCGTCAGGCTCGGGGATGCGCCCTCACACAAAGCCTGGCGCCGTTTCTTTTTTTAGGCGCCAAAGGAAGCTAGGAAATGAAAAGAATAGTGATAGACCCTCCCCACGAATGCAACCTTTCCGTGTCGGAACAGCTGCATCTCGAGGGGGTACGGGTAGACGACTGCAACTTCAAGGAAGGATGCATTACGATATTCCAGATATTCGCCAAGGAGGCGGCCCAGTACTACAGCATAGTAGGGCAGTCCCAGTGCAATAACGACAGGGAGAAGAAGTGCGGGCTCTGCGGCAATACGGAGCTGATGACGTACTATGACGTCTGCAACACGATGCACGAACCGCTGGTCACCCACCACTACGGCGACAGGTACAGCTTCCCGTTCGACTTGCAATGGCCCAAGGCCCTGCGCTTGGGGTCGCACTGCGTGAAGATGGTCGGCATACCCATGTTCGTCCCGCGCATGGTGGATTCCATGTTCTCCAAGCGGGTGCCCTTCCAGCTCACGCCCGGAGGACTGGTAAGGGTAGGCACGGTCATAAAGAACTACGAGAACTGGGAATACGAGATAATGGTGATACCCCATGCATTGTTCACGCGCTTCCCGTTCGAGGTAGTCCAGGCGTTCAACCTACAGGTGTACATCGTCAACAACGAGATAGACGTCAGCGAGTGTACGCAGAAGTCCATACAGCGCAGCCGTGTGTCCGTGGGGAAGAACGCCAAGTACGGCTACAATGAAGACATGAGCTGGCTCATAGGCGACGAAAGCTGGAAGAAGTACTCCAGCGATGAGCCGATACCGCGCCTCGTCACGGTAGTCCCGAGGTACAAGGCGAAACAGATTTACGAAAGATACATGCATAAATAGGAGATAGATACATGGAAGAGTTCATCAACTTCTTCAAGGCGAAATTCGCCATCAACTCAAAGGGCCAGGTAACCAAGCCCAACGGACACAAGGTGACCATATCCGAGGTGTTCAACGCGTACAGGGACATGAGGCAGAAAGCCTTCGCCAGCGTCAACGTGACAGAGGAGGACATCACCAAGTATGTAGCTGACAACGCCCCGGAAGAGCTGGAGTCCGACGACGACAGCTTCGACCTGGAGAAGTTCATCTGCGACTACCTCCGCCGCACTACGAAGCCGGAAGACCCGAATGTGCTGCCTGAATGGCGCATAGACGCCGGTTTCCGCACCGTGGAGACGCTCAAGAACGGCATCCCCGTCCCGTCGGACATCACCCAGCTCCAGGCGGCCATCCGTACGTATGCGATACGCAACGGGCTTGGTAAGGTCGCGAAGTCGGACGACATCAAGACCGTCCTCAGCGACATGGCTCGCCGTGCGGGTGCCGGGCTGATCGCCTCCCTCGCTTCCAACCTGAAGTACGACCCGTCGTACATAAAGGAGGCCGACGAGTTCCTTCAGGGGCTCCATGACCTGTGGAAGATAAAGCAGAGCATGTCCATCCTTAAGACGGTCATGCGCCAGTTCATATGGCAAGTGAAGCGCAAGCTTCGCGGAAAGAGCGTGACGTGGCCCATCTGGCCCAACTACTATGGCGGAACGTCGCTCGGCAAGACCTCCATGATCAACGCCATCGGAGCACCGCTGAAGGACTTCGCAATCATGACGACGATCTCCGAGCTCCTCGACGAGGAAAGGCAGATACAGAAGCTGTGCTCCACCTACTACATCAACATCGACGAGCTCTCCATCGAGACG